CTACTTTACACATGGGCGATGATTTTAAATAAGATCCAGGAAGACTGTGATCTGATCAACGAGCCATTCATCTCAAACGACGAACTTTTGGGCTACGCCAATGAAGCTATCGAATCCTCTGAGACGGCAGTTCACACTCTCGGTATTGAGGATGTTTATTTTCTAAGCTGGGATTTTATTTACTTGAGCCCAGGGCAATCGAATTACAATCTTCCGGCGGACATCTACGCGAATAAAATTCGCAAAATGTTTTATTCAAACCCTACGCAATCCACTGTGACGACCGGCACTCTTGTCAGTGGAAGCGCGAGTTTTACAGTCGCTTCAGCAGTCGGCCTTTACCAGGGGCAAGCGGTCTTCGGTACCGGTATTCCGCAGACGACTAAAGTTATTTCTGTCGTCGGTACAACCGTTACGATAAGCGCTAATGCCACTGCTGCTGGCGTGCAAACTTTGACGTTCGTGGGCTTGCAACCGATTTACGGCGCAAGGAAATATGAAGTCAAAAAGATTCGAAATATCGAGGACACTCAGTATTACGTTTATCCCGGTAATGACTACTCCTTTATCATTTTCAACCTGCAACAGTCTCAGGGCGGCAATCAGCTAAATCTCTACCCGACACCGGCAGAGACTGGGCCTCTCATTTGGACGTCTTACATTCGGGAGCTTCACCGATTAACGAGTTCGCTCACGGATCCGACGAACGTGTGCGAATTGCCCGAGTGCGTAAACTATTTGTTCCAGTACATGAAGTGGAAAATCGCAAAGAAACGACGAATCCCTGAGATCGTGGCGGAAGAAGAAGCGACTCTCCAAATCGAATACAAGCTACTCCAAGAAACTTTTAAAGAAATGGTCCCCGACGGGAACAACAAGGTTCAGATGGATCTGTCATCGTATTTCAACCAAGAACTAGATTTGTACTATTAGAGGTGAATCGTGAGTGATATTTTTGGGGGCGGTTCCACAGATTACACGGGAGAGAATACCGGCACGCCTGCAATGCCGACTTTTCTCTCCGACTTAAATCCCGACGGCTCTCTCCAGAGTCAATACTCTGTTGCCAACAATAGTTACATGCCGCAGGAGGAGCAGCAGCTTGGAAATATTCCGCAGCTGAATGGTCAGCCGCTCACCAACCTGGAAAATTACGCGACCTCCGGGAGCAATAACCCCTGGGTACAGGCCCAGCAAGCAGCCCAAGTCCAACAACAGGGCCAGGCGATGGGTCAAGCCGGTTCCCAAGCTCAGTCGTCAAATACAGCTGCAGAAGATGCCTTAGCTTCCCATGGTGGGCTGAACACGGGCGCAATGGAAAACCTAGCCCGCAACGCCGCCAATAATTCGACGATGGCGGGTCAAGGGGTCATTGGCCAAGGCCTCCAACAGCAGGGACAAATTCAAACTCAGAATGCGCAAAACGAATTGGGTGTGTCGGAAAATCTGCCAGGTCAAGAAGTGCAGGCCCTTCAGCCAGCTTTGCAGGAGCAAAGCCTCTGGCAGAATGCGGCGAGCCAAAACCAGAATGCGGGAAACCAAGTCAACGAATTCAACACGCAAGCGGCCCTTGGTGGCCTGAACGCTCAGAACCAATTCAACTTGACCAATTACCAAAACCAAGTCGCCACACAGGCCGGTAACGAGCAAGCCACGGCGCAGTCTAATTCCGGAAAAAAATGAGCGAGTGGAAAGCCATACAGATTGGTGAAGCGGAGTGGAAGGAAAAGTTTAGCGAGAATTTCCACAAACTCGTTTTCAAAGAGGTGAAGCCTGCTTTTCGCGATCGTATTAGTTATGCCCTTCTCGTCGTCAAAGCTGAAGAGGCTATCGGCTATGTCACAGTTCGTGAAATGGACGACGAGAACGTGTATTGGCAATTTGGTGGAGTCATCCCGAAGTTCCAGAAAAGCATGACGGCCGTCAAATGCATCGAGACGGCAATCCTTTGGCAGAAAGAACACTCGAAGAGGATCACGACCTATGTGGAAAACACTAATCTACCGATGCTTCGTTTCTATCTGTCTTACGGTTTTCTCGTCGTGGGTACGAGGACGTATTTGGGCCACCTGATGGTAGACTTAATAAAGGAACTCCATGGCAACTAAAAATTTATTCAGTGGAATGTTGAACCAAAAGCCGATCATGGCCCCTCAGATCCAATCAGGGGGATCGGTGAAGGTTCAGAAAGCTCCTGGCGTTACTCAGTTTGCTTATCTAGGCCAGGGGAATTCTGGCTATCGGCATCCGATGGAAAACCACGGTAACGACGTCTCCCAGAGTGTTTGGGGCAGAGCGTTGGAGATGAAACCGAAAAGCATGAAAGGGCCAAAAAATGTCTGATCCAATGTCGAGTGGTGGTGGAGGCGGCGGCGGGGGTGGTGGAATGCCGGGTGACGGCGGAGGAGCAGCGGGCTCTTTAGGCCTTGGCTTGATGCAGTATATTTCTGCGATCCAGGCCAACAAAAATGCACGAGCTCAGAATGCGACGACCGATAAGTGGGGCCCTCTCCTGGCGCTGAATACTCACGGGGGCGGCGCCGGTCAGATTACAGTCCCCAAGGCAAGCTTCTCCCAGATCATGGGCCCAGCCCTTGTGTCGGCCATGAGTTCGAGCGGAGGCCCCAGCTCCATGCCGAGTATGGGCGGTGGCGGAGGTAGTGCCGATTTTCAATCGATGCCGGACGTCGGGGGAGAAGGCGCGGGAGGGGATGCTCTCGGTGGAGTGGGAGGCGCAAATGCGGGAATGATGTTCGGCGCCATGGCGCACGGCGGACAAGTGCCTAAATATTCCGGGGGTGGAGGAATCAGCTCGGTAATGAGCCTTCTGCCGATGCTAGCAATGCTTGCCTCGAACGGTGGCGGCGTTCCAGGACAAGCCAAAGTACCGGGAGATTCTCCTGAGAATGATACGCAACTCGTCGCTGCTTCCCCAGGTGAAGTGGTGCTCCCGAGAACGCTCGCAAAGACTGGCGCAAAGACACCTTGGAAAGTGGCCGCATATTTGAACGAAGTAAAAAAACATGGTCCTGGCCCGATGCCTCCGAAATCGATGAACAGTAAGCCTTCAGGCCCTAAGGGCGGACCTTCAGTGAGCCCGTGGTCTGCTATGTGTAACGGCGGAATGACGAGGTAAATTATGAGCACTTGGGCAAAAGCCGCGAAGAGAAAATACGCCGACGGTGGCGCGGTGGATGATGACCACGCTGACGATGTTCCTGCCGATGACGAGCAGAGCATGGATGAAACCACGCCAGCTGGCCAACGGAGCAAATTGGAGCGAATGCTCGCAGGGATGAATCTCCCAAGCGAAACGAATGTGAGCGGTGCGGCCACTGGAATGAACGCAGGCTTAGATCCCTCGGTTAGCGGTGTACCGCAAGACCGCACGCTGAGCTCCTCGCCAGGCACAGCGACGATGAAAGCACCAAGGCAGGTTTTGTCATCCCAGGACAACGGCGCAAGCGGAGTGCCCACGACATCCCAAGGCAACGTTTTAGACATGAGGCAGCAACTCCAAAATTACCTTCAGCAGCAAGGCGGCGGGATTGACCACATGCAGCAGCTGGCCAATCAATACCAGCAGCAGCTAGCGCAAGAAAACAATCGCCCTAATCGCAGTGCGCTATACGCTTTAGCCGATCACTACTACGGCACCAATTTTTCCAAGGCGCTCCCTCCTCCTACACCTGCATCGGGACAGACTGCGGAAGTGATGAAGGCCAACGACCAGGTGCAGAAAGAGCGCCAGCCGATGACGAGCGATCTGCTGAAAGAATACAGCAGTGACAATAATTCCGTGTCCAAGGCGCAAGTGGCCTACCTTCAGACCCAGGCAAAAATTGCCAGGGACCAAGCCCGCGGAATAGCTAGCAGCGTTGATACGGGAATGACGGATGATACGGGGAATAAAATTATCTTGAACGCTCACCAAGCTCCCATTGCAGACAAAATGCACCAAGCAATGTTCCTCGGACGCGGCTCCAATATGCAAGTCCAACAGAGTATCGCAAAGCTTCGATCCGGTGCTCAATTTGAAAACCTAATCGCGGCAATCCCCAAGGGACAGCCAACGCCTCAGGACATGGCCGATTTGACGTCCGCCCTCGGACAAACAGTCAACGGTACCAACATCCTGACCGACCACCGTTTCGCCGGACTTTACCCCGGAGGTGCACCTCTCTCGGCGGCAGGCGTCGCCCAATGGCTAACGGGAGATCCCCACGGTGTGAATCAAACGAAGTGGATTAACCGAATGCTCAATGAGGTCCAAGCGGAAAAAGCTGGCGCGAATAAAACGCTCGGCACTTGGGTTGACTCGCAGGAAGACTATTACGGCTCGACCGGTCTACCACCGGCTTTTGTCCACCACGGAGCCCAAGCCGCGAAGTCCTTTTACAACCACGGTTACGAGCCCGTTGCTGGAGTTGGAAAGTTTGTGCCGACAGGCGCCCAGCAACCGGATACGACTGGCGTCAAAATGAAAAACGGAGTGCCTTACAAATTCAACCCAGCTAAAAACACTTGGGACAGGGTGAAATAAGTGGCCGACAAAATTCCCGACAGCATTCCCGCTGATCAGTTCGTCCCGGATGGGGAAGTACCGGATTCAATTCCGGCTGAGCATTTTGTTCCGGATAAGCCACGCGTCCCAGCTACTCCCGATGATGCCGCAACGACCCAGCCAACTGAGGAACCGGAAGAACCAAGTCTCGCTTCTAAAGCCCTAGATTATGCAGGTCGTGGTTTGGATTACGCAGGCGGCATGGCCCGCACCGGCCTGGTCAATTCTCCACCAGGAATGGCAGCAGATGCCCTCCAATCATACCTGCGCGGTAAGCCAATGGTGGGCGGTCCAAATCACCTAGACGACATCGGCAGAGCGATGCAAGGCAAAGCTCCCAGGACCGCAGAATATTTGGAAAGGGCAGGAATGCCCGAAGGTGGCTCTCTCTCAGATGTAATCCCAGGCGCGTATACAAATACCCCGGAAGAGGGGCAGAACTTCTGGAGGGCAAAACTCGCCAAGGGCGGTCTGTTGGATCCAACGGCCAGAGGTACCCTCGGTACGATCGGAGACATGGCGACCGATCCATTGAGCTATGTTCCGCTCACCAAATTAGCCGAAGCACCCGGCGCTCTCGCAAAGCTTGCCCGAGGTATTTCGCAGCCAGTTGCCGAAGGTGTAGAAGGTTTGGGGAACGCATATTACAAGAGCGCATTCAAACGGCCAGATGCTGCAGTTGGGGATTTTGTTGGATCAGCTGGCAAGAAGTTGCCTAGCGAAATTGCAATGGACAAGGGCCTCTGGGGATCGGATCAAGCACTGGAGAAACAAGTTAAGTCGACGATAGGGGATGTGACAGCCGAGAAAAAAGCCATCTTCCCGCAGATCAAAAACCAAGCGCTAGATCCGGCTGACGCTTGGAGTCCTGCTCTCATCAAGAAGATCGAAACCCTGAAGGCGGACCCCACAACTGAAGAGGTTGCGGATAAGGCTCTTGAGCAGATGGCCCAGTACGGAGCAAAGGGACCAGTTACCCCCGACAACATTTGGCTCTATCAAAAGAATCTGACAGGAAAAGCCGCCGCTGGAAGCAACGCTTTTAAGAACATCCGATCCATGGACCACTGGAAAGAAGTTGAAAAGCAGATGGGCCGAGACCTGGGTGACATGCTCCAACGGGAGGCAGAAAATACCAGCCCGGAACTTGGTCAGGCTTTCAAGAACACCAATTCGGAATTGAGCCCTCTCATTCGCTCCGGTAAAGCCATGAGAAGTGGCGCAAAGAATGAAGCCAACCGAAAAGGCTTGGGCTCGCAGGTAGGGGCAGCTCTTTTGGGGTTAGGTACGGGAGCCGCTCCGGCAACCGGAGGAATGTCGCTCGCTGCACCTGCCGCTTTCTACGGAATGAAAGGGTTAACTACTCCCACCGCTCGCACTGGCGGTGGTCTGTTACTTAATCGAATTGGACAGGGATTGGGACAAGCAAATTTAGACGCCTTGCTCCGGCAGAAAGTTATCGACGCATCTCGTGCGGGTAACGACAATGTTTGGGGTAATGCAGCAAACCAAAATCAAGGAGGAGAGCAATGAGTTTTGTAAGTAAGGGTCAAAAGACCATGCGAAATATGGCAAAAAAAGGTGGCAAAGGTGGAATGGGCTCCTACGGAAAAGCCGGTGATGGAGATGCTTCAGGCGCTCCGCACAACATGGCGCCTGCCAGCAAGGACAAAACCTCTGAGCCAGTCTCTGAAGACGGGGCTAGCCAAAAAGGCTATGAAGAAAAAACGTCCAAATCCTCCTATGATCCGGCATCGGGTAAGCGGGCAAAGAGCGTCGCCGACTTGCGCAATGCGGTAAAACTGATGAGCGAGAAGAGCGATGCTGGAGAAGCTAGTCCTACCGGTAGTGAGGGAGGACAAGATTCGAAGCACACCAATTCGTCTAAGAACACCACCGGCTACATGAAAGCCGGTAAATCCAAAATGGATATGATGTCCATGAAAAAGCCTCGCGGCGAAGCTGACCAAATGGCTGGCGAAATGGAAGATCCGATGGATGAGGGCCAAGAGGATAATGAACAGACCGAAGAAGGGATGACACCTTCAGGCAAGAGCCGCAAAAAAAACTCCGGCCTGAAGATGATGAAGCGGAAGATGGCAATGGAAATGGATTAAGCGGGTTCTACGGGGGCTTCACTCTCGGCGGGAAGATTTTCGACAACCGGCTGAAGAAATTCCCACATCCGAGGAGTGATCCCCCGGACTTGTACCAGTTTCTCAAAATTCAATTTAGTAACCTTCATCTCTAAAGACCTCTCAGAGAATTCCTTGGTGAATTCCTCTTCAAACTGCTTGCCGATTTCAGGGGTTTCAAACTGGATCCACCCTCTCTCATCGTTAATCAGCTTTCCATCGGCATCTTTTTTCCCGTGCTTTTTGCAGAGAGCCAAGCGCAGATCCTTCACATCCTTTTCGACCTTCTCGATGCCCTGTCGAATGCGGTGAGCCGAGTAGCTTGTGTGACCATCCAAACTAGGGCAGTCCCAGATAGCGCCAACGGCTTGCTGGAAGAGAGGGTTAGCGAGCTCAAGCCAAGTGAGCGTTATCATTTGGCCGCCTTCTTCACTTTAGCAAGCGTCTCCTTGATCTGCTTTTTCAAATCTGAGTGGAACACTCGATTACCGTGTTCCAATTTGCAGATGAAAGAAGGCGTCTTCTTAATTAATTTCGCAAGACGCGTTTGAGAGATTCCAAGTTTCTTTCTAGTTTTTCTTACTTCAGAGATCGTCATTATTGCCTCCTAGCATTGACTCGATTAATTCCAAGGCCTCCGGCCACATCTGCTGGTCTACGACGAGAGACATGCCATCGGCTTTGGAGATGTTGTGTAATTTCGCGTCTTGTATCGGCGAAAGTTTTCCGTTCATATCTTTCAATTCCAACGCAACAAAAAGGCCATTCACACACATATAAAAATCAGGAGAGCCCTTGATGGCTTTTTGTTGGATGGCATCGAAATACAGAGGTAGGCCTTTAGCGACAAGCGCATGAAGGTCAGCTCTGACTTTTTTTCTGAAAGTTGTTTCCGGCTTAGATGCCATTGTCAGCCCTTTATCGATTGGACAATGCCAGTTAGCACCACGATGGCAAACTGCCCCACCGCCCAAGCGAATACAAAAACCAACATAGCGTGTTCATTAGGCGTCATTTTCAGCTAACCCCGTTATCCTCTTCTTCGGCTTCCATGTGCGCCGTGACCTGGGCCTTGGAGAAGATGTCGTACCATTTTTTGGCTTGAGCTAATTCGTCTTTTTTCACTTCTCTCGTCGGTGCGACGCTGATGATGAACCACGAATTTTGTTTGTAGCTTTTTTCTGTCGACGACAACTCCACTACTCTGTGAGGAGCCGGGTGCCCTTTGAATTTATTTTCTTGGATTATCGTCGATAGAAGCTTGCCGCCGCCCTTGTTGGTATTTTGGAAATCTATAAAAAACGGAAAGCCTTTAATGTCTTTGACTAATAGCGTTAGGTAGGTGAGGCACTTATTCCGGACGACCGGCTTACCATCTTCAAAATCTTCTATTTTCCAGAGCTCGCTGTCGTTCTGCGGTGTGAGGGGTTCCTTGCGAATGAATTCTGGGAAGCCGCCGCCAATGGGTTTCGGTGTCGTGATGACCCAAGTCCCGATGCAGAGGATCGGAAGGATCTCAATCTTGCCGCCTTTAGCGGCGAGGATTTCTTTGGTGAGCGAGTGAAATAGATCGCCTGGGCGACAGAATCCTTCTTTGCAGACTTTAGAATTAGCTTGAGCGATTTGAATCTTCGGGATGACCAGATCTTTACTCGAGGCGTTTTCTGAGCCCCAAGCGCTGTCGGTGGTTAGATCTTTATTCTGTTCGCTAGTTTTGGCCGGTAGCATTCGTTTTCCTTTTGTTGTTTTATGTGTTCGAGAATGGCTTCAGAGAGAGATTGCTTTGAGGCCAAGGCTTCTAAAATGACTTCGTCTATAGTTCCAGGAGTGACAAGATCGATGCGGACAACGCTTTCATGGCGCTCGCTGCCGCCACGATGGTTTCTTGCTTCTGCTTGGAGGTCATCTTCGAGGGAGAATCCGCGGGAGAAGAAGATGGAGTAATCGGCTGCGGTGAGATTAACACCGACACCGCAGGATTTCGGGTGCCCCACAAGAACGCGCACTCGATCATCAGACTCAAAGATAGCGCAACGTCTACGCTGCTCGTCGCTCGGAATCCCCCCATACACAGATACGAATGGTACATGGAGCGCAGAGAGGAGAGATTCAATTCGTCGGAAATTATCTTTAAAGACGGCCCAGATAATGATCTTGTGATCGCCGTGAAGTCCTTCGAGCAGTTCAGACAAGACTGCCAGTCGACTGTTGGGTTTGAATTCATGGATGATTCCTTCTTCGTTTGGGCAGTAGCCAGACACGATTTGCTGAAGCCGAAGGCCCTTCGTAAGTTCCAAATCAGTGATGACCTTGCCGGTGCCGAGACTTGAGACGAAGTCCTTTTCCAAGGCTCTATAGACATCGGCTTGCTCGTCGGTTAGTGGACAGTCGACCCGCTGCCGGACTAGCGGCGGCAGATCGAGGCAATCCTTTTTGAGAATTCTCGCGGAAATCGGCTCTATAACTTTATTTATACGACTAGTGGTGTCAGGCTTCATTTTCCAGTTGGGAAAGTAAACGTGCCGAGGCATGCCTGCGTTGAAGTCGTGAAAATATTCCTGCCGGAATTTAAAAAAGTTATCTCCTAGCCGCTCTCCTCGATCGAGAAACTGAATTTGTGGAAAGATGTCAGAGGCAGTATTGAGTACCGGTGTGCCAGAGAGGCAATAACGGTACTGGGCTTGCTCTCCAAGCTTCAAAACTCTTTTCGTGGTCTTCGAATTATAGGTCTTGATTTTGTGGGACTCATCCAATACGACTACCTTGAAGGCCGAGTTTGAAAGCCGCTTGAAGAGATTATCCATCAAGAGGCTCTGATAGTTAGTAATGTAAATGGCGTCTTGTAGGGAGTTCGTTTGACTGAGCCGTCGCAACCCGCTTCCACTGAGCGTAATAATTTTTTTCTCAGGAATCTGACTATATTTCAGAAGTTCTCTTTTCCAGTTCTCGATCACAATCGGCGGGCACAATATGAGAGTACGAAGCGGATGTTCGTCGTCTGGAAATTTCTCTCGCAGAATATTTATAAGGGTGGACGTCTTACCGGTACCCTGTTCAAAGAAGAGGGCGAAGTAGTCCAATGGTTTTGCACGTTCAATGGCAAGTTTTTGATGCTCCCAGGGGCTTACCAAAAAATCCATGAGGTCGTTGTTTCAGCTAATATTTAGAGTTTTTCGTTAATAAAATTTTGGGTGATTTAGTTTTAGACGAGTTCCACTGACGAGACAAGTAAAAAAAGAAGCCGGGAGAAGGCCCAAATCCTTCTCCCGGCTTAACACTCAACATAGCTGACTTTGCTTTCGACGATATCTTAGGGCGCTTTAGACTCAGCCGCAATTTCTTTTTTCGGCTCGGCTAGCCTTCTGCCGTCTTTGGCAACTTTGGAGATCTTAATGCCGGGACGGTTTGGTTGCACGGCATCAAGCGCTTTGTCCATTTCTGTACGGGTGTCCAGACCTTCAGGTATCGACGGTACCGGAATATAATTTGCGACCGGTGGTGGCAAAAAATCTACAGGCACTTCAACCGGTGCTGCTTCTACATTGGGGGGATCCACTGGGTACACCGGCACTGGGGGCGGTGCCGGGTGCCCTTTGGCTCTCGGCAGGTTTACTTCCGACTGATTACCAACGTGCGTCGGAACTAAGTCCTTAGGACTCGGAGCCGGAGTAAGGTTTACCACCTGCGGCTTTCTCCATCCATAATCATTGCACGGACGGAACTGAAAGCAGCGCTGGCAAGAATGTAAAAATACTTTGGTCGTGTCCCAGGGCCACCCTGGTTTTACTGAGCAAGGCTGACAGAAATAATCCATTTAAATCCTCCTTAATTCGAGGAGGATATCACACAGCAAAAAAAGCACGGTAAGAGCGCGGTGCGTTAGTTGTTTTGACCGAAGAAATGTCCCATTAATACTCCAAACGCGAAGGGGATAATGGGGTATTGTTTTGACCACTGGGTGATCTGCACACTTATCGTCGCATTCTTGCCACCGGAAAGTGCCAATCCTATATCAATGACCGCCACCACTGAAACCGTGATGACGATAATCCACTGAGTCAAGTTCAATTAATCTCCTATTCCTCGATACCTTCTCCATTGGAGTGTCGCGGCGTTTTTGATTGGTAAAGAATTTTTGATTTCAATAGCGCTAATTCTACCCTGAGGTCATTGACAGTTTCTACTTTGCTGCAAAGTTGATCGAGTCGTTTTGCAAGAACTCCTATATTTACCACCAAAGAATCGATGAGATCTACTTTACGAACTAATCGGCGTAAGAAAAATAAATTCCCAAAGAGCATTACGGACATCATTGCTCCCACAAGACCAAAAATAATCTGAAAAATTTCTGGAGAGGTAAGATCGGCCATGCAGACTATTTTACAACAATATGAATAAAAAAAGGTGATGGACAGCACGGGTCAAAGCGTGTCCACCACCCCTATTGGGAAAGGAAGGTTCTTCGGGAAGCCTTCTCTCCCTATCTTTTTATAACACGTACCAAACGTAAACTGAACCCACGCCGGCAGTAAGGGCAGCCGTTGCAATCGTGAGGCTCGTTTGATACCCAAGTGCCGTTGTTCCAAGTGCAATGGCGGCAGCCGTTGTACCTGTAGGAATCCCTTCGAGTAGTCCAGTGTAAGAGCTGATTGCGGTAGCTGCTTTCAAATCATTGGCAGCTGCGCCCGAGCCCAAGGCAATCGTCGCCGATCCGCCCGAAGTAACTGCCGTCGTCCAATTCGAGAACGAACGAATAATAATGGCATTAGGCGGCAGAATAGCCGAATTTCCCAGATCATCTAAAAGACTCAACGCGCCAATCGCGCCGCCTTGAACCGCAAAACTATAAACGCTTTTGATGACATTGAGCGATCGGTGAAGAATCGTGCCGAGGCCCGAGCCACCGAAGCTATCGGGAGGCCCATCAAGCGGGGCGTGAGAGTTAAAAATAGGGACTTGCGCAATGAGTCGGAACATAGTTCATTCTCCTAGGTTTATGGTTGTCGCGACACACTTAGTGTGCCACACTAGTTAGCTTGTTCAAGAGTCGATAGCAACTTCCTTAATCTTCCGACACATCGGGCCCCAAAATCTACCCGGTCAATTTTCCCCATCGCTTCTAGGGTATCGACGAGACCGGCAATTTCACTCGCTGTCACGATCACCTGAAGATGAACCGCGTTTACCTTGTCAGTCATCGTGGACGTGGCAAAAAACGTCCTGCGGTTAAGAGCCGCATAAATACGATGGTTCAAGTCTTCCATCTCAAGTTCTATTTTTGAGATGTTGGCTTTCTTTTTTTCGTCCCACTCGGTGCGTGTGTCACTAATCTGATCAGACATTTTTTACTCCTAAAAGCGACTGAGGTGCCGTGACCCACTTCTGCCCGTGGACCAAAGTTTGTACCCAGCCCTCATGCCAGATATTTTCGAATACCATACACGTGCGTTTCACGTCGGCAATGCAATAGGAGACGAGCGGTCCCCACTGCTTTTTCTGATAGAGCTGGGGAGCGAGCTCGCCGTGACCCGTCTTCATCGCGGCTTTGCCGAACATCGCTTCCAGGTGATTATCGAGCTTACAACCCTTGGGAAATGGATCCCCCGGGCGGTAGCCAAGAGACTTACGGGATTCGACGAGAATGTCATAGTTAAGAAGTTCCTCGTCGGACTTCAACGAATTCAAATTGGGGACTTGGGCTCTGAGTAATTTATTGTCGAAGCCAATTTGATTAAAGCCTACGACCATCTCAGCACCATTTAACTGGGCTACCAGTTCGTGCATATTGTCATCAAAGTAAGTGCGAATATCACCATCACGATAATCAAAAGATACCCCCACTGAGATCCCCATGCTTCCAAAGCTGCTCCACGTAACCGTCTTGCCATCAATCGGTAGCTTAATCTCCAAGTCGTACACCACGATCGATTTCCCTTTGAGCTGATTTTTCTCGTCGATGGGTCCCACGTTGATCCCCTTTTTCTAAATTTATGAATAGGCTACTTATACCGGCTCAGTTACAATGTCGGCAACATATGATTGATTATTGCCCGATTTTTCTCACCGAAAAAATTCAGATGGTGCCACGAGGAGATTTGCTTTTTTGCTTCTGTGGCCATTGCTCGAAGCAACTCGCTTGGCGGCCAGCGGGAGGCATGACTTTTCGTGCGGTGTGTTGCGCAATCATTTACGACTCATTGCCTGCGTCGATAGATCTCAAATTCTTCCAGATCATTCAACAGCCAGCCAAAATGGACAACGTGAAAATTTTACGAAGGGGGAAACCATGGAAAGCGACGACCAAAACTACCGGGTGATGCAAGACAAACAGGTCGAGTACATCGCTCACATGAAGCGGGAAGCCAAAGCCAACGGCGTTGAAATCAGCCAGTGGGAACTCGAAGAAATAGAGATGGCCTTCGAGCACGGCTTTGCTCACGGATTCGTTGCCGGTTACCAGTCGCTTCGCGAAGTGGCCAGAGAAGGTGTGCATTGATCCTAGAGCGCACGGCATATTTAAAAACGGGCATCTGGGGAAAGCTCATTACCGACGACAAAGTCTACGTCACCCTTGAGCACGCTTTCATCAATCCCAAGGCCGATGGCTTCCGCCCGATACTACAGAGCGGCGTCTATCCCTGTGTCAGGGGTATGCACCAACTAAAAAGAATGTCGGTGCCGTTCGAGACTTTCGAAATAACCAACGTGCCGGGTCACACCGGCATACTTTTTCACGTGGGTAATTTTAATGGAGACTCTGAGGGATGCGTGCTTCTGGGTAACAGTTCTAATACTAACCAGCTCTTTAACAGCGCTGATGCTTTTACAGCTTTCATGAAGTCACTCAAAGGAATTAATTCTTTCAATCTACGAGTGGAATAGTTTAGTCTCTAACTTCCTCCTGGATGTATGGCAAATCCGTCTTGGTGGAATGGGTTGGGGGGTGCGTCACACCACCCTCCGACTTCAAATTTTAGAGGTCCCCGAAGCTGACGGGATTAAATTGGTTGAGACGATTAAAAGAGCCGGGTTGCAACCTGGTCACTTGAATCGAGGCGACCGGCCTCCTTTTTAAATATGGAAGAAAAAACTCCGATTCGAATGCGCGGATACTATCGGGCGCTAAAGCGTAAGGCGTCTTGGGCGATGAAAATTGCCAAGTATCCTGTCGGCAGCTTTGCTTGGATGATGGCCTATTACCTTCGAGACGGCCAATTGAAAGACGCCATAAGGAATATGCATTCCGTCTTTAATCTAATTCCAAAAGAACACGACACTTGGAAGGGTGCTTATGTACCCATACCAATGAATTTCAAAAGATGATGATCAAAAAAATTCTTAAACGGCTCGCAGTGCGTTATTTAGGACTTGGATACCGCAAGACCAAAGCCCTGCCCAGTTCTACAGACGCATGACGTTATTTCGAAACTCGTTGAAGTTGAGTCGCTATGGTATTATTTTACCCCTGTCGTAACGACAACCTTTCAAAACCGGTAATAGGAGATCTCCAAAATGCCCGCAACAGTAAACGAACAGATCGTCGATGATGTTAGCTTAACGAACGTAAAAGTTATCGCCGGAGCGGCTGCCGCTTCCGTCGCCAATTTATACGCCATGTTCCCGGGCCATGTCCGGTTCATGGACGGAATGCGTGAGAAACTTTACGCAAACGTGGTCGAAGGTAAGATCACGGTTCCGGAAGCCGTCGCTGTCACGAAATTGATCAAAGGCGAAGCGGAAGCCTCGATCCTTGGTGACTTGTCGCAGCTTGATGCTGGACAAATCGGCCAAAAAACCGCCAACACCACGCCTCCCGAGACTGGCAATAACTTAGCGGCTTACTCCGCTCAGTTGGCAACTGCCTTGGCGTTGCTGCAAGCTCAGTCGAATGGTCCGGCGCCTGTTGCCGCGAAGTAATCTTTGAGTTAGAAAATTGACCTGGGCGGAATTTTCCGCTCAGGTCTTTTTTTTAAGGGGCAATTTATGGCAAAGCAGAAGATCTTCAAAGTGTCCCAAAAAGTAGGTGACACATCTAGCAACCAATTTTTCAGTGCAGACGCCGCAACCGCCGTTGCCGGTCAACTCATCGCCATGGCAACGAGCGGTGGACTCACCGTCACCGTGAGCGTAATGGACGTCGAAACATCGTCGGTTAACTTAGATGCGTTTTTGAAAGCCGGAGGAATCCTCGTCGGTTTTGGAGATATCAAGTGACCGACGACGAATTGAAAGCGATCTTAGCGAGAGCGAATGCGGCGTGGACCTCAGACCATTGGATGGGGGATTTCTTCGAGGTGATCGAATGACCCCACCCCTAGGCACGCTGGAGTTTCGCGCGGAGGATTTCTCAAAAGAAAATCTAAGAGATGAGAGGGAGCGATTTTTTCCATACGGAGCCGGTGAAGAACGAGTGATTCAGTTCCGAGCTAACCGCCTCCTCGCCGAGCGATTGGAGAATGCGCCGGAAGTATTTGGCTACGTAAATACAACAAATGGAGTGATTGGTGATTTTTGCGGTGACGATGTTCACCCCGGAGTTACCCACACAGCCAGACTCGTCTGCGTCGAGAAACTAGAGGGGAAGTGACAATCAAAGACCAATGTAAAGCCATTGGCTTAAACTATAAAACCTATTGCCACCGTCGTCACACTTGCGGCTGGACCCACGAAGATGCCCTGAATCGACCGGTGCAGGTTCATGTGAAAAAGAAGAAGTTCTCTACCGACAATTGCCCAAAGAATTCGCCAATGTTTGGCCTGATGAAAGATTTAAGATAGGATCGTACCGACCCAAGTAATGGTTAATTGAGATGCTCTGAAGATACAAAAGCCCGGTCTCCACTAAGGAGATCGGGCTTTTTGTCACCATTCCCCAACGGTTATCGCTCAGTTTTACTGAGCGAATGTCACATTATCGATCACCGCCGCAGAATTTCCAACGCTATTGCATTTACGGCCGTTTTTATCGACGTATTTAATCCAAACGTAACCGTCTTCACCGTAGGATGTTCCCCAGCTATTTTTTACTAACCAAGCCTGCGTCGAGTCATCCCATCCGACTATTGATACCATATGGTTTTCTCCACCGACGCGACAACCATTAAAAACGCCCTTCTTGTAAGCCATGAAGGCGTTATCGGCGTAAATTGTGACTACCACGGGGGCTTTGACCTGGAAGAGCGCTTGCTTGATATCATCGGTAGTAGGAGAACTTCCACTCCCCAACATGTGCCAAGAGACAACAGTTCCCGACGCGGGAGCGGTGTGACACCGTCCGTTGTGACCGATGAAGGGATAGGCCGCGGAAGCGGGTACACCTTGTTCTGCCTGATCAAGCGCGGTGAAATATCCACCGTTGCAACCGAAAGACTGCTGGTCGCAGTCGATAAGATATTGGGGCGATAGAGAGACGCCTTTGTTGCCGGGAAAATTCTCAACGGCTCCGGCGCTAGCGAACGCCCAGCATCCACCGCATTGGTTTTGGTTGGTGATGGGCAGAAGTGCCGTGAGCTTAAATTGAGCAGGGACCGCTTGAGGAGCGAATACCATGTGAGGAAATTGGTGGAAGACTTCCGGCGTCACGTGTCCCGTGGCGTGCAGACCTTCCCATTTCCACTGGAAGGACCAGCCTTCAGCTTTCGCTCTCTCCTGTAATTCTTGCTCGATGGTTGGCTGAGCGCGGATCGCCGTCGATAAGAACAACGTCAACATCGCCAAGATAAGGTAATTCACTTTGAATTTCATTTTTCTCCCCCTGTTTTTTTTCCACCACTTCGTTAATAGCCCTGCGTAACAAAATGTTTCCAATTCTAAAGTGGAGTTCTGTCGGTAGGTGTTTCATCCGTTTTTATTGACGGAGTCCGGAACCTGTTGGACGACCATGATCCTGTTGTGTATTGAGTTGGGTAATTTGTAGATTCCTAAATCATTAGGGATCAGATGAAGCAAGTGGAGCTGGGGAACGTTTTTTTGCTTGCCGAAATCTATAACTTTTTTGATAGCTGGTATGTCAGTATCCAAACATTCAGAGTAAGGCACGCGAAAGCAAGCAGCCAGTTGTCGTCCGGATATATAGCCAAGAGCGCGATCTGAAGTAACCCGACCAACTCCAGGGTACAGGACATATTTTTTCATTCTCCGATGATCCTCATTCCGGTAAAGCTGCGATCCCCTTTGCCACCAACGATCTTCACGAACGGGTAGGCAAGCTGAATAATACCCCAAATGTCTTCGATTGGAAGGGTGCGCAATTTCGACTGTCGAAGCCAATCCTTATAGAGCGAATAAACTTCTGTCGTCGAGACACGCCATGTCAAATTGTGAATTGTTTCTTTGTCGAAGAGGAAAGTGCGACCGAGCCAGTAGTAAGCTGCCTCAACTGCGGGATCACAAATGTCCATTTGACGTATATACTACAAAAAAAGGAGATTTCTACATGAAGACTCTAGCACTTTTATTCTTACTCCTCGCGTCAAATGCCTTCGCAGTTCTTCCGGTCTATGCTCCGCAAAGTGCATGCGTCACGGCGGCTTCTGGGTCCTCCGCTATTCCCACTTCTTATTCACTGGCAAACGCGCAGTCATATATTTTGCCGATTGCTTCAGGAACGGCGGTCACGCACTTCGCCATTACCACTAATACCTTAAATTCCGCGATTGCTATTTCTCTGAGCTCTCCCAGTTCATCGACAGTCCCAAGCAACAGTTCTCCGAACCAAATTCTATTGGACGCGTCTTTATTACCAGCGTTGGATGGAGTCAGAATCGCAAACGCCGTACTCATTCGAAGTAACACCGGGAGCAATATCACTTCCGGAACACTCTGCATCTTGGTGTGGTAACCATGAAATTTAAAAGCCTGCTCCTCTCTTTTATTTTATTAAGCACGCCCTCATTCGGTTCTTACATTAGCGGAGGATCAGGAAGCTCGCTGCCTGTTTGCAGTAACGGACAGGTACTCGAATACAATAATGGTTGGAATTCTTGCCTCACAGCCAGCGGCTCTGGAACGGTCACTTCAGTAGCAATGACAGCCCCGAGCTGGCTCACGGTCAGCGGCTCACCGGTTACCGCGTCGGGCACGCTAGCTATTACAGGAACCTCAGAAACAGCAAATTTCTTCCTAGCCGCTCCTAATGGATCCTCTGGAGCAATGACTCCGCGCGCGATGGTAAGTGCAGATGTTCCTCCAATCAATCTTGCCTCACCCTCTAATGGAGGCATCACAGGAAATTTACCGGTCAATAATTTAAATTCTGGAACAAGTGCCGGTTCCACCACCTTTTGGCGCGGGGATGGCACCTGGGCGACTCCTGCCGGATCCGGCACGGTGACATCCGTAGCAATGACCGTTCCCAGTTTTTTAAGCATCTCTGGAAGCCCTGTTACCAGTTCTGGGACGCTTGCCGTCTCTCTTAGTGGCACAGCACTTCCTATCGCCAATGGCGGAACCGGTCAGACAACCGCAAATACTGCGCTCAATGCTTTGTTACCGTCTCAGAGTGGGGTCACCTCGGGCTGGGTGCTTCAAACGAATGGCACCAATACTTCTTGGGTAGCCCAAACAGGCGGAGGAGGCGGCGTAAGTTCTGTAGCGATGACCGTGCCATCGTGGCTTACCGTATCAGGAACTCCCATTACGTCTTCTGGGACATTGGCTGTGACTGGCACTTCTGAGAGCGCAAATTTATTTATTGCCTCGCCCAATGGTTCTTCAGGCGCTGTGAGTCCCAGAGCAATTGTGGGAGCTGATTTACCGACTATCAATTTAGCTTCGAGCAGTGCCGGTGGTGTAACGGGAAACTTACCTGTTACAAATTTAAATTCTGGCACGAGTGCGAGTTCCTCCACCTATTGGAGGGGTGATGGTAGCTGGGCAACTCCTGGCGGCGGTGGAACCGTCACTTCTGTCGGCATGAGTGTGCCAAGTTTCTTAAGCATCTCTGGAAGTCCAGTGACTGGAAGTGGCACATTGGCTGTCTCTCTTAGCGGGACAGCACTTCCCATCGGCAACGGAGGGACTGCGGTAACGAGTGTCACAACAGCGCCTACTGCTTCTGCTTTTGCCGGTTGGGATGCGAATAAGAATTTTTCCGCAACCGGATTTATCGGCGGATATACCACTACAGCAACGGCTGCTGGAACTACGACGCTTACCGTCGGAAGTAACCAAGTTCAATTTTTTACCGGAACCACTACACAAACGGTCGCTTTGCCAGTGGCATCCACTCTGGTCTTAGGCCAGACGTTTCTCATCGTAAACCGCTCTACAGGGGTTGTGACAGTACAATCATCTGGTGCCAATTCTATTCAGGCTATGGCGGCTTCTACTCAATTGCTGGTCACCTGCATCTTGGCATCGGGGACGGGGACCGCGTCTTGGGATCCGGTGTATGCCTCTAATGCTTTGGCCTCGGGTGGGAGTGGGGCAAATACCGCTTTAAGCAACTTAGCATCGGTAGCGGTAAGCGCGTCGTTGGTACCAGGGACAGATAATAGTATAGCCATTGGTTCAAATGGCACGACTGGTCGCTACACTAGCGGATATTTTTCTACCAACGTTTCAGTGGGTCAGTATCCATTTTCTTCCGGTCATACCTACATCAACCTAAATCCGACAGCGGCTAGCATTGGGGCGGGATTAGAAGCATATGAATCGGGAGGTGCCATTCTAGCAGCTTTCGCTTTCAACGGAAGTGATTGGATCGCCTATGATCAATCGAACTCCCACAATATGTTTTTAGCGGGAGCAGGCATCTTTAATACTTACAACGGCGCTTCATTGATGACGTCGACCAATCCATCAGGAAGCGGCGGGTTAATCCTCTATAACAACATCGGCGTGGCCTTTGGACAAACGAGCAATCGCTCTACGGGTACCCTTACTTTTTATAGTAATGCCAGCAACGGAACCACAGGTACATGCACTCTATCGTCAGGCGCTTGCACAGTTGCAAATACGTCGGTAGATGCAAATTCGGAAGTTTTTCTCACGGTGAAAACTCCCGGTGGCACGCAGACTACGGCTCCCTATATTTCTTCATTTACCTCTGGAACGGGATTTAACATATCCGCCGGGGCCGCAGATACTTCTGTAGTCTGGTACGAAATTCACGAGAGTAAGTAATGAAAAAGCTTCTTGGTCTTATTTTATTCTGCGCCATCGCACGAGGCTCGGGTGTGGGCAACGGCAACGTGCTTATTCCAGGAGTCCCAACCCTCTCGACTCCCATGACGCGACAAATCTTCCAACGCAATAGTAGCAACATTGGAAGCGTGTCCATCAGTGGCACCGGCACGGGAACTTTTACTGCCGTGCAAGCTTCTACTACCGTCACTAATGGTGGCACGGCGGTGCCATGGACCACTATTTATACGGGCTCTGGCCCTTCTTTCAGTGGCATTTTGCCGGTGGGACCTGGGCAATATTCACTTCTAGTCAGACTTATGCGTGGGGGCATTGGGGGAGGTCCGGCCACCATTGCTAAAGTGGGAGTCGGGGAAATATTTTTAGTTGCCGGGCAATCCTTGGTAGCTAACTGGGGCAATAATATAAATACCCCCACCGATGATAGAGTATCTAACGTCACCTATGCCGGAGCATGGGCCTTTGCTCAAGATCCACAGCCCAATTGCGATGGAACCGGAGGCTCTCCGATTCCGGCGATGGGATCAGCCCTTGCAAGTTACTTAAATATGCCCATTGGAATTATGTCGATAGCGATTGGAGGTACAAGTTCCGCGCAGTGGGTAGGAACTGGCTCTCCTAATTATTTTGTAGGAAATTTTGAACCGGCACTTACTTTACTAGGAACTAATTTTAGAGCAGTCATCTGGGAGCAGGGGCAAGCCGACGGAATAGCCGGCGTCACCGCGGCACAGTACGAAACGAATATCGCTAATCTCATCGCTGAAGTGAGAACTTATGCCGGATGGAATATGCCCTGGGGAATTGCTAGTGCCTCTACAATTGCAGCAGACACAGCTTATCCAGTAATCGCTGGAGCACAGGCTTTCATCGTATCCAATGATACATTGGTATTCCAAGGTAGTAACTCCGATTCAATACCCAACAGCGACCGCTGGGATATGACCCACTTCAATGCGGCAGGGCAGCTAATCCATGGTGGCCTTTGGGCTACAGCCATTGAAACTTATTTCGGCTGGTGATTCGGTTTTATTTTGGAGCAATCTTTCGATGCGTCATTTAAAGCCTGAATCTGATGCTGGCACTCCCCAGCTAACGAGTTAGAGAGTAAAATCACCCTCTCGACGACTTTTTTTGGATCAGAAATATACTCGATAGAATTATTTTTAGTATCGACGGTAGCCATAACTTTACCATCCGCGTCCATAATATGCTGATAGCGAATTTGCGCTGGGGGGCGCGGCTCTTGGGGGTGGCTAGGTTTTTTGGCTTCTGCCATGGCTAGGGAAGTTAGCAGAAGAAGTAGATAAATTTTCATTTCGCGTCATCCTTAGAAATTAGATAAGCCCAGGTTATTCCTTTACGGAACGACCTGGGCTTATTATTGTCGGTCTCTAACACGGATTGCTTTTTAAACAACAAACTCAATCCGTGGCTTACTGCTACCTAGGACCGACCTTAATAAAACCGGATCCCGGTAGCAAGCGAAATTTGTTGTTTCTTGCATGGGGATTTGGAATGACGATGGTCGAGCACGCTTTAGAACTTGCCTCTCACGGTTTTCCGGTTTTCCCACTAGCTCCCCGGACAAAGATTCCTCCCAAAGGGCTCACTCATTATAAAGTTGCCACTACAGATCCCGCGGCCGTTGAAGCTTTGTGGCAGAAGTACGGCGCCCAATGCAACGTGGGCCTTCTCATGGGAGTTGGTCTTCTCGGATTAGATTTCGATCTCAACAATGGTGCCGACATGGCATTTTTTGAACACATTCCGCCCACATGGTGCGCAAGGAGCAAAAATGGATTCCACCCCTATTACAGAATTCCAAGCCACTGGCCAAAAGACATCACCAAAATTGACCTGGTCAAGGCGGCTAAGGGTAAAGCTTGCATCACCCTTCGTGCTCATCATCACTATTTTGTCGGCGCTGGTTCGATTCATCCTGAAGGAGGAGTCTACGAGTGGGCAAAGAACCAAGGACAGTGGCCAGGAATTGACGCTGACATCCTCGGCCCAGGAGAGCTTGAATGTGCCTTTGCCCCAGATTGGATGCTTACCTCCTGGCACGCTAGTCACGATGAATCCCAGAATAGAAATCCTAGAGATTTATCCCAACGAGCAAGAGACGCCGGTTATTTCTCCGTCGGAACTGAAATCGGAAATGGAAAATATCCAAGCCGACCTTCCAGAAATAAAATCCTTGCCAACTCCCGACACTCTGAGCTCACCCGCACCGCCGTCGCCTGTCGCAAAGAAGGCAAAGACCTCGAAGCGATCGTCGAGCGCCTCACCTTCCGCAATCAGAATGACTGCGATCCGCCAATCGGCTCAGAAGTCGGTGGAGAAAAAAGAGATGCCCAAAAAGAAATCTACAATCTCGCCAAGTGGGCTGTCGCCACTGTAAGTGTCGACGAGAAAAAGATGAAAGAAGCCGAAGCGAAAGAGCAGGAAAGAGAAAATAATCCCAATGCCGATATTGTTTACACTCCCTTTCCCGATGAAAATCACAACGGCATTCGCAAGGGCACGATTGAAAATGTCACCGAGTTGTTACGTCGACTGAAGGTGGTTTGCCGGTATAACGGCATCACCAAAGAACAGGAAATTCTAATCCCAGGGCTATCAACTACCATTGACAATCGAAGCAACGTAACGGTGGCTTGGCTTACCAGTTGGTGCAAACGCTGCGGAATTCCCACGGGGGAATTGGGCGGGTACTTGACTGCAATTGCCGATAGCAATCTGCACAACCCCGTCGCCGTTTGGATCGAAAGCAAACCATGGGACGGCGTCTCCCGAATTAAAGACTTGCTAGATACTGTTTACGCTCCCGACACCAAGATGAAAGACCTTCTTATCCGCAGATGGTTGATCTCGGCTGTCGCAGCGGCTTACGAGCCTAATGGGGTTAGCGTTCGCGGCGTACTCGTGTTCCAGGGAAAACAGAATGTGGGCAAAACCCATTGGATAGAGAAGTTGGCTCCCAAGGAACTAGTTCGCACCAACGTGTCACTCAAATGCGACGACAAGGATTCAGTCTACAAAGCGATCTCAGCTTGGCTAGTGGAGCTCGGCGAACTCGATTCCACTTTCAAGAAGTCTGAGATCTCGCAGCTCAAAGGGTTCCTCTCTTCCGATTCGGATATGATTCGACGGCCCTACGATAAGCGGGAGAGCCACTATGCCCGTCGCACCGTCTACTTCGGATCGGTGAACCCGGATGTGTTTCTAAATGACGACACGGGCAATACTCGTTTCTGGGTTATCAAGTGCCATCGCATACACCATCTTCACTCTATTGACGTCCAACAACTCTGGGCTGAAGTGCTCACCCTCTATAGAGCAGGTGAGACTTGGAGGCTGACAGAGCAAGAAGTCGAAGAGCTCAACGCTAACAACGAAGAATACCAATCGATCGATCCCATCGAAGAACGCATGCTCGATTGGTATGGATGGGGCCTTCCGGCCGAGCAAGTTGTCATGTACCCGGAGAGCTCTACCTCTATCTGCATGACCATAGGCATCACGAATCCAGGGCGCGCTGACACCGTTGCGGCTGGTAAAGCGGCACGGAAGCTCACTGGCAGAAAGCCGGATCGAGAGCGAAAGTTCCTTATGCCGAGGCGGAGAGACCCCAAGCCACCTCCTAGCTACTAGAACTCTTCCTTTGATACCAAGTGCTACGTAGTCGAACGTTCTTTTTAAAAAGAACGTAGCGCCGGAACGCGGCTCTCGTTAAGGCTATACCGTTGTTTGTTACGTTGTTACGTTCTTTTTCTCTAAAAATTAGAAATTAGATATATAGCAAAATAGACATGGTACTGAATTAGAGAGAGCCTCTAAAAACCGATTTGAAAGGTATAGAAAAGACCGTCGCACTACGTAACATCGTCGCACTTTCGGTTGCCGCCGATCCCGGTTCGGGTATCCTTAGCCTCATGGGGCTAGCATTCTTATTCGCGGTGTCATTCCTTATTGGGATCCTGGTGAAGAAGATGAACGATGGGTGGTTGATTAGAGGCGATGCGTTGCCGCGGTACACCGATACACCGCTTAAGGAGATCGGGAAGATTCTATCGAAGGATCAGCAATGAGGTTTTGGCTTGTACCCATGGTGATGATGGTGGTGGTGTCTACGATGATGCTCGGGATGGTTATGCTGAGATTCTACTTTTTTTTTACATCGGTGATTGGGCCCAGCTGAATAGCCGATGGGCTATTGGTCACCTGGTGAGCGTGGCAAGGGCAGAAGGGCTTCGTCGTCCTACCGTTCCAATTAGCTCCCATGGGAGCGTTCTCACTGGCAAGGTGGTAGCAGAAGAGCTGGGGTAAGAGTACTCGCTTCACCCTGGGCCATTGGAGTGCGAATAGCACATCACTATGCTCCGAGGTCCCAGCGCTCCCTGGATACGTTCGATGCTGACTCGAGTGCCACATCTGGAAATATCCGATTGGACAGTATCCATAGTCACCATGGAGTAGCCGAGAGCACATCTTGAAGTCTCCATGCGGCATCACATGGCATCCATCCTGCCACTGGGGAACTAGTCGATGCTGGACCGTCTTCCATTGGTCGTAATTCTGAACGTAGAGTCGATCAGCACCGTATATGCAATCCTTCTCTGGCTTCGCGGTATTCAATAGGTATCTGAAGCGATGCGGCAAAGCCGTGTCGGCATCCAAGTGGATGAGCCAGTCATCGTGCCTCAAGTGGGCCAAGCCCAAAGTGATCGCCCTGCCCTTGTTGAACTTATCCCCGTGTTCGGTAAACACGTCAGTGTCGATGCAGACAACGCCGAGGTGGTTACAGAGGTCCTTAGTCGCCTTGTCGTCCCGGCTGGTAACGACCACGACGTGGTCTAAATGCTGCAAGTTTTCCGGCAAGGTATGAGCCAAAAAATCACTGTAATTGACGCAGGTTATAATAGCCTCAAGGCGCATCGGTTCCCCCTGCCGAGCATTCTAAACTAGTTTTGAAAATTTTCCTGCGGTCGAATTTTTGCGTTTCGAAACCGTATTCGAAATGCCTTAAAACCGATTTAAAACGTTCCCGGTTGCGTTGCAACGCGTTAAGGCAGGTATCCGGCTGGGCGGTCGTCCGGAAACGCCTTGTAGGCAAGGTTCTCGAAGAATACAGGTAAAAATTTCAGGGTGCCAAAAATTGTCACAAATCTTAAAGGAACGCGCGAGATAAGCCCTGGATTAGGGCGAAGGCTTTTCGAATTTTTGAGCCGTCGGTTTCGAGGTTTCGATTCGTTTTTAAAATGCCCGGGAAACCGCGCCGAAACGGCCTAGGTTCGTTTGCGGCGCGTCGACGCAGGTATCCGGTTCGGTAAGATTTTTGACACTTTTTGTCAGGCTAATGCCGTAAATTGTCACTCTGAAAAAGGCAAAAAAAAGAGGCATAGCCTCTCTCGAAGCTATGCCTCTTTTTGCAGCGGGGTCTATTTAGGAAAGCGCGGCAACTTGCGAATAAATGAGTTCGCACCGTCGTCTTGATTGGATATATCGTCGGATATACCCTTGCCAGTCAGATCCTTGAATGCCTTGGCAAAGCCAGGCAGATCCCGATCCTCTTCGAGGTACGCGGTCTCATTGTCGAGGGACCGATAGGAATACTCGCTTGGCGTGAAGCCAGTTGCCTTGAGCTTATGCATCGGTACTGCAAGCCAACCGTGCGAACTATCAAAGTGAAAAACAAACATTGGCATTCCCCCCTAATCCCACATGTCGAATACGGCCAAGCCGATACCCGCGCCGCTGAACATAAGAATAACGGTCGTCGTGGTGGTTTGCGGCAAGACGGTGCCGAGCCACCAAAGCCCTAAGAACATAGCCACGGTTACAATCACTAATAGTGGATTCATTGTTAACTCCCTAAATTATAGGCTCCCAGACCCAAGGTGCATCTGGGAGCCGTGCCGAGCCTCGCCTCGAGCTACAAGCTCGGCGTGCAAGGTCTCTTAAGTTATTTTTTGCCACCCGCTACATAGAATGTTTTTGTCGATGGATCGCTCGTGTAAGCGTCTTGCCGTTTGGCTTCGGCTTCGGTGCATTCTTCAAAGCGTCCGAGCCGTATCCGTCTTCCATCGGCGTGATATACCAACCAAGCGACACGCGTATCAGCCTCGACGAATAAATAGGATTCTTGGGAGTATTTAGAGGCGAACTCTAAAACATGCCCTTCAGCATCACCGACTATTAGGAAAGACCGCTCCGGGACGCCCTTGTAGCAACCCTCGACCTCTTTCCATTGCACACCTAAATAGTTTAGGTCCCGAATCATTTCATTCTCGCGGTTATTCGCACACACCAAGAAAAATTGAGGTCTAAAGTTATTCATTAGAACACCCTCGAATCCATGCACCACGAGCCGTGCTGATAAGAGCCCTCGCTGGGCGCTTGGTATTGGATCTGCGTCGGCATCCGTTCAACTTGAGCGAACGCCGAGGTCAACTGAATCATTACCACCGCTACAATCAGAGGAATTAAATACTTCACTTTGTCCACCTTGGGTTAAGAGCCCTTGCAAGGCTCGTTATACTGTTTCGGGCTACTTGCCCTCGTCAGTGCCGGTTGGCATACAGCGGGGACCTTGCGGTCCCCTGATGGCTTACTTAGATTGTTTTTTCTTATCAGCTTCGAGTTTACGAGCCTCGGCGCGGACCTTTTTTGCAGCCGCAACTTTGTCAGGGTTATTCTTGATATACTGAAGGGCTTCACTGATGCCGTCGCGAATGTCGTCGACGTGGCTCAATAAGAGCTCCGCCGAATCGACACGCAGCCCCATCGGATAACGGTTACCCAATCCACGGATCACGAGGTTACCGATCTCGTTCACGGTTACAGAGAACTTATGCCGATTCGCAAGCGTGAGCTCCATTGATTCAGCCTTGCTCTGAAGGTAAGAATCAGTAGCAGTAGCTCTTAATTCCTCTGGTAAGCGGTCAATGAACGCTTGTTCTGCCTGGGACAACTTCACTTCAAATTTAGATTCACTCACTGTATTCACCTTGTTTTTAGTGCCCGGCCTTGCGACCGTGGCTTGTTAGTGGTTCCGAAATGGAACCACTTGATTCGCAGTAAGCTGGTTTCAGCTACAGCGTCTCAAAACTAATACAGTGCATCATCGGTGCCAAAACGGAACCACATGATTTCGGCGGGTTAACTTTTGGCAAAACGTCAAATTGTTAGACAGTCGTCTAGTTCTTAGACGCTTTGTGCCTAAAGTCGGTGCGCTCCCCACATTCGCAAAAATTTGTGTGTGGTTTTCAATTGATCGCGCGTGTCCCTCTCTCTCCCCGTCTTGACCTGCCCTTCGGGTACGGCCGATGCGTTCGGGCCCGGATTCGGATTCTGGTTTCCGATTCGATTTTTTGGTTGACAGCCTTAAATTTTTTGTTAATTGTTTGTCTGGCAAAAATATGTGACACGACATGTCAACGCTTTCCGCCTCTGTCGGCAGAGCTCTTACCCTAGACTAGTCCATGCCTAGGGGGTGGTGGGGGTTGGCCATTCTGTTCCATTGGCCTGTAAGTCCCCAGGTCTCTAAAAAAAACAAAAACGGCTATTGTCGGTCGTTCTAACGCGGGAAGTAATCAGATGAGCTACGACGGCTTAATCCACATCAAAATAGGCGCCACCAAGGGCCTCAAAGACTTGGTAAACAGAGTAGAGGAATCTTTCCCAAGGGAGGAGTTTGAATCTTGGGTGCTCCAGTTAGCCAACCGCATCCAAGCCCAGATAACCGAGCTTCAAGGAATCCCGGCTGGCCCTACGAGGGCAAGGATTTTACATGCCCGGATTCAGGAAAGTATCGACGTATTCTTCGCCAAAAGCCCAGTTAATAAAAAGATGGTTAGTTGCTTCGGGTGCAAATTTTCCGGCTGCTGCCATACCAACGTAGACATCACCACGGATGAGGCGGCCCTTTACGCTGAAAAGATCAAAAGCGGCGAGGTGCCAATCAACCATCAGCGCTTGAATCGGCAAGCTGCTGTGTCCGATAAATTGGAAAGTGGAGAGAAGTTTGACGAGTGGGGGAAACTGTCCTTTGATGAGCGCCGTTGCGTTTTCCTCTCCCCTGAAGGCCGGTGCCGCATTTACGATGACAGACCCTTCGTTTGTCGCAAGTGGTACGTGGCCGAGGAGCATTACACTTGCGACGATTACAACGGGACTGGTTTGATCCAGGTAATCCAGCGCGCCGAAGAATTGGCGAGCGCAGCATTCTCTTTTTTAGAATCCGGTCGCCTGCCCGGCATGGTCAAGAAAGCTTTAGAGGCCAACCAATGACTGACGACGACCGCCGCATCCTAAACGACGCTTCCCGTCTAATCGGCGACGTAATCTCCGATCTCTCCCGCCGCATGGTTATTGGAGGTCCTAAGGTGCTTCTCGAATGGTTAACCTACCTAAGAGATGAGGTGGCCAACAAGCAGCAGGCCAGAGACGCCGCGATAGAAGCCCAGCTCTACAACGACGCGCAGCAACTCTCCTCATATCTAGTGGGCTGTGCAACGCTAGGCATCAGGCTCGGAGACATCGGCAAGTCTTTCTCCGAGGCCATGACTGACATTCAGAAAAATGACTCCCGGCCAAGATGACTGCGACGAGTGGCGCCGTAACCGGGAGATGGATCGGCTGATCTATTCCTTACGCGAGAGCCACAAGGCGGATGTAAAAATTTCGAGGCAGGTCTTGTATGGGCAGTTACTCCAAGCCCTGGCGGTGGCCGTGACCTTTGGTATTTGGCAAGCTTCGTGGAATGCCTTTTCCTTTGCCCTATCCTTGGGCTCGATGGTGATTTCGCTAGTGAGGTGGCGCTTTGAACACTGAGGAGAATTTGAAATGAAAATACTACGTCTAACCGAATCCGACTACTCTGTCCTGATGATGATGCTAGGAATGGCTACAGGCACAGCGTCTAAAGACGGAGCAATCCCCGACAGCTTCAAAAAACTTGTCGACTGGATTATCGTGCAGGGCGGTAACGAGCATTCGTACACCTACTTCACCGACAAGCAGACCATCAAGGCAATTAAAGAAGATGAAATTGCGAGGGAGAAATGACCGAAGATGAATTCAACCAGATAGGAAAATGGTATTCGGAGCCTCATGCAATTGTGCCGTGGGCGGCGAACGAATTGGTGGGAAAGTTGATTGCCGAGCTCGCCGAGACTCGCACCGCATTGCGCTTAGCTTTGATGAGAATAGACACCGGAAACGAAGGGCATGACCATCGGACTTGTGGTGAGCCTTCTTGCGTGATGGGTCGGAAAGTGTTGGGGGAGAAATGCCCCTGAACCGCCAACAGCGCCGCGCCGCCAAAGCCTATTGGAAGAAAGAATCAGCGCCTGGTCTTTGGGGAGAGTGGGAGAACGGAACTCTCGCGGCGAAAGATCTGTTTGAAAAGTCAGCTCGGCCTTATCTGCGTGCCATCCGCCGCTTCATGAAGAACAAAGTTTACTCAGTGCAGCACTACGTGAAGCCGACCAACTGGGGACCTGTGGATCATCTGATGGTGCGCCGCAACGATGAAGAGCCGGTAAGAAGCTGGCAGGACCTGCAACGAATAAAAAATGAATTGTGTGGAGTAGACCGGACAGCGGTGGAAGTTTTCCCGGCTGAGACGGACCTCGTCGACGCGGCAAATATTTATCATCTCTGGGTGCTCCCGGAAAACTTCACACTCCCTTTTTCACTGAAGGATTAAGATGAGAGTAGCCCTCTACGCCAGAATTTCTAAGAAAGACCAAAATCTAGAGATCCAACTTGCGGCCCTCGAAAAATATGTGGCCTACCACAATTACCACGTAGTTGCGGTCTACACCGACACCGTCACCGGCAACGTCACCAAGCGAGAGGCCAAGGGCATAAAGACTCGTTATGACGATCTGATGGCAGACGCGGAAGCTGGAATGTTCGATTGCGTCGTGGTGATCCGCTACGACCGCTTCGGCAGAAGCTTTGTCGACTTGATTAACGCTCTGCGCACCTTCCGAAGATTAAACATTCGCTTTGTCGCTGTCGCGCAGCAGGTCGATACGTCGACACCTTCGGGCGAGCTGCTGTTCAATATGCTGGCGAGCATTTCTCAGTTTGAGCGGGAATTAATCAGTGAGCGAACAACCGCCGCTTTGAAACACGCAAAAGCCCGCGGTGTAATCTTAGGCCGCAAGGAAAAAGAAGCCACCAAGGCTATCAAAGTGGAAGTATTAAACCGCTATCACCGAGGAGAAACCTTCCAATCCATTGCAACCGCGCATCAATTACCGCTTCCTACCGTCTATTCGATCATAAAACGCAATGTGGTACCATGCGAGCATGGAAAGTACCGGTGTAAGCATTGTAGACAGTCTCTCAGAGTTGCGAAGAGACTTATTGCCGCCGGTACTCGACCGAATTTGGGAAAAAACGCCCAAGCACTTGTGGGATCTGAACGAATGGGAGTTGCGCACCAAGGTTAAGGATCAGACGGGCCCGGTAGCGCGGGATTTTCCGACGTTAGTGCGGCTTCGGCTGTCATTTTGGGAAGAATACGAGCGAGCCGCTCGTGAAATGGTGCCGATGCAGCTCACCAACCTCTATCGAGGGGTTTGCCGCAACGATGTCTACTGGAAACTCTTCGAAAAGTACCCTGCACTGCTTCCATGGGTCGTTTGCCCCTTGGCGGGCTTCCTCCTCCAACGAAAAGAGCTAGAATTCCTTGCCGAGGAGAGAATGGTCGAAGTTTTATCGGTATCGCCGGTAAAAGACGACGGTAAAGTAGATTCTCGCCTGGCTAAAGTGCAATTAGAGCTTTATCAAACGCTCCAAGACAGAATTTACGGAAGTGCGATCCAAAAGATGGAGTCGCAGCAGAAAAACGTCAACGTCAACGTCAACTCCAACCAGACACACGAAGAAGCCAAGGCGACGATCTCTTTGATCACCAATATGGATGAATTGGATCGAAGAATAAAAGCCATCCAAGAAAAACGCCTCGCTTTGCAGACGATAGCGCAGCCCCTGGAAGTAAATACCCAAAAACTAATGCGCCCTGACGAAGTGGACACCAACCAGGAATGAATGACCTCGTCACCCTCGGCAACGAGGAACTACTTCTTGAGCAGCAGCGCCTCGAGGTAGAGCAAGACCTGCCTCACCTTTACGGTTGGAAATTTTACAAATGGTCGAGAGCATTTTTCGAAAGCACCGAGAGAGAGAATCTTCTTTGTGCCGCTAATCAGATCTCAAAGAGTTCCACGCAAATCAGAAAAGCTATTCATTGGTCGACCGCCACTGAGCTCTGGCCAAAGCTTTGGCCACGTCGCCCATTACAATTTTGGTATTTTTATCCGACCTACCAGGTCGCAACAATCGAATACAAAAAAAAATGGGTACCTGAATTTCTTCCTCGCGGAAAGATGATCGATCACCCTGAGTACGGGTGGAAGCCAGAGTGGAAGAACGGCGTCATCGTTGCTATCCACTTTAAGACGGACGTATCGATTTATTTCAAGACCTACGCGATGGACGTTCAGGATCTGCAGACGGGATCTGTGGATGCAATGTTCCTCGATGAGGAGTGCCCAGAGGATTTACTCGCCGAGTTGCAAATGCGCCTTGCGGCAAAGGGCGGATACTTCCACGCGGTGTTCACTCCGACACTCGGCCAGGAAGTATGGCGCTGCGCGTTTGAGGAGCGCGGTAAAAAGACAGAGACCTTTCGCGGCGCGTTCAAGCAACAGGTCTCCATGTTCGACTGCTTATTTTACGAGGATGGTACCCGTTCGCCCTGGAGCCTTGACGCGATACAGCGGGCAATGAACGCCTGTAAGTCCGAAGCGCAGGTCCAGCGCCGCATATACGGCCGCTGCGTGAGCGATGAGGGTTTGAAGTATGGAAGCTTCACCCGACTAAGAAACGTCGTCCCCGAGGAAAACCAGCCGCCAAAGGGCTGGGATATTTTCGTGGGCGCGGACATTGGATCCGGCGGCGAGGAGAATCATCCGGCAGCAGTTACTTTTGTCGCGGTCAATCCAGAAAGAACGCGCGGCGTCGTCTTCAAGGGTTGGCGGGGAGATGACACCATCACCACTGCTTCGGATGTAGTGCAACGCGTCGTCACGATGAAAGCAGGGCTTCACGTCGAACGCATCTTCTACGATTTTGCAAGCCGAGACTTTTACACCATCGCAACTGGTATGGAGCTCGAAGTAGAGGCGGCCGAGAAGTCTCATTCTATCGGCGAGCAAGTGCTAAATGTTTTGTTTAAAAACCAGCGTCTTTCGATCTATGATAGCGAGGAACTTGACCCGCTGTGCGTCGAGCTGACGACACTTAAAGCATCTACCCCAAAACGAAGTGCGAAGGACGATTTTACCGATTCGCTTCGTTATGCCGTTACGAAGATCGATTGGGATTGGTCGGTCTTGAACGCGAAGGTGCCAGAAGCCGCACCAAAGCCCAAGACGGAGATCGAGGAGCGCCGAGAATTTCATTCGGTGGAATTAGTTGAATCGGGATCGATCCAAGAAGAATTTGATTCGTGGAATGAGCTTTTTCAAAGTGAGGAAGTAGATGGCTGGTAGTCAAAATTACAGCTTGGCGGAAATTAAAGCTATAATCAAAGCGTGCCGTGAGAGTGGGGTGACCCAACTGCAAATTGGGACCTTCAAGGCACAATTCTCCCCTCCAGAGCCGAAAACTCCGGTAGCGGCCCTCCCCACACATGAACAAGTGGAACTGGCGAAAGACTATGAGAACGAGGCGTTTCGGGAAGCTGAACGTCGTCTCAAACTCGAGGATCTCGCCCAACTTCGTTTAACCGACCCGGTGATGTACGAAGAACTTCAAGCCAGGGGAGAACTAGAGCATGTTAGAGAAGAATCCGAAGGATCTGACACTTGATGATCTCGAAAGGCTCTATACGGAATCGGAAGCCTGCGACAAAAGAATCTTCAGTGAGCAAAGAACCAACCTCCAACTCGTCGCGGGGGAGCACTATGTACGTGAAGGAAGTAAATATTGGAACCGAATACGTGACAATAAGCAGCTCACCGACGAGCAGCGAATCAAACTCACTAAAAACCACATTCAGAGAATTATTAAGATCTATTGCAATGCGATTACGTCCGCTGCCCCCGGTGTCGCGGTCGAGCCGAAAGATGAAAAATCTCTTCAGCATCAAAAAGCCGCAGAGCTCCACTACGCGGTAGTCCAAGACTGGAAAGAATCCCTCCACTTCGAAGAGAAGATCGAGGAGTGGGTCAAAAACTTTTTTGAAATTGGTGAAGTCGCTTGCAAGGTCTTTTGGGAAGCCGATGACGGTAAAGTCATGGGCTACGAAGCCCTCGAAGAGGAGAGTGACGACGAAGCCGAAGAGGATGAACTCGCCGAGGTACTCGAAGAAACCGAAGACGAGCCAGACGATGCCGGATCAACGTTCGATCCGGATGATGGTCTCACCGAACAAGGTGACGATGGGTCCGATTCCCAACAGATTGACGAAAGTAAGCCCGTATATTCTGGGAAGCTCTGTATGGAGACGATCTACGGGTACAATTTGAAGAGAGATCCCGACGTCGGGTCGATGCACGATAGCCCTTATCTGATTTACACCCACATGACTTCCCTTTCGGCGATGCGAGCACGCCTTGACGATGAGGCCTTTGAAAAACTGAAACAGTCGACGAGCTACGAGTACACCGTCTTTGATAATAATACCGGCAGCTATCGCAACACCAAGAATCAGATTCTGCTCAAAGAGATCTACTTCCGCCCTAATCCGAAAATCCCGAAGGGATATTTCTATATCTACAACTCGCACCAAAAACTTTCTAAAGGGGAATTGCCGCATGGGTTTTTCCCGATCATTTACGAAGCCTGCGAACAGCAGACGGGCAATGCGCGGGGTCACTCCATCATCCGGCATGTCCGCCCCTGTCAGGTGGAACTTAATCGTTGTGCCTCCAAAGTTGCCGAGCATCAGATCACCATTGGGGATGACAAAGTTTTTATTCCGTCGACGAGCAAGATGGTACAGGGAGCGATGCTTCCTGGCCTTAGAGTAAATACCTTTTCCGGCCAGGCTCCTACGGTGCTACCAGGTAGGACAGGCGACCAATACGTGGCTTACATGGCGGCCACCATCGACGAGATGTATAAACTTGCCGAACTCGAAGAAGTCACTCAAGACATGGACCCGCAGACGGACATCTACTCCCTTTTATACCGAAACCTTCGGTACAAAAAGAAATTCTCCCACTACTCGGACAAGTTTGAGCGCTTTCTTTGCCGAGTGACGGAATTGGGTTTGAAAGTGACGAAGGCGTGCATTCCCGACGAGGCTTTGATCCCGGCTATCGGAAAATCGGAATATATCAACGTTTCCGAATTTAAAAACGCCGACGAATTATGTCACCAGATTAAAGTTAAAGCCCGCGCAGACGATTTAGAATCTCAAATGGGCAAGCAGCTCACGCTCAATCATTTTTTGCAATATTCGGGCAGCAACATTTCTCGCCAAGACATCGGCATGGCGATGCGGATTAGTCCTTTTCTGAATAAGGAAGAAATTTTCAAAGATTTCACTTTGGACTACGACAACGTGACAAACGACATCCTAGCGCTGGACCGCGGGCAGTGGCGGCCGCCGAGACGCTTCGATAATCACGAATACCTTTGCAAGAAACTGTCGACGAGGATGAACCAGGAAGATTACAACTTCCTTCCTCCTCAAGTCCAACAAATGTACGACAAAAAGCTCATGATGCACGAGCAACTAAAGACGAAGGAACTCCAAGACCTTCAAGCCGCCGAAGCTGGATTCATTCCTAGCGGCGGTTACCAAGTTGCCATGGATTACTACGTTACTGAACCCGGTGGGGATCCCAATAAGACAAAGCGCGTTCGCGTGCCGTCGGAGAGTGTGGCCTGGCTTTTGGATAAACTCCAAAAGCAAGGCTCGCAGATGTCCGACCTTACAACCCTACCTGGTGGAGTCCAACACGACATAGCTGGCATGCTGCCTCAAGGGCAAGTGCCTCCGAGGCCAATGGGCGCGCCAGGCCCGGCGATGCCAATTGCTCACGCAGGGCCAGGAAGCAACGCAATGCTTCCAGGAGCTATGAATGGACCAAGACCAGGAATTAGACCTCAACCCGGAATCCCAGCCCCTCCCTTCCGATTCCCCGGCGCCGGACCAGGTGCGGGAGGAATCCCCCCGCTCAGATGATCCAGGCGAGCAAAGCCTAGATGAACGGCTCGATGCAGAGCGCGAGGAGATAGCAGAACTTGAAGAGGCCAATCAGGAAACTGAAGAGGGCGAAGACGGCAGCGAAGTAGAGGAAGGCGACGAGGATCCATCCGGCGATAAAACGGCCTCCGGCGATTACAAGCCTAACGCAAAGTATAAAGTTCTTGATGAAGAGCACGAATTTGACCCCAAGTTAAAGAGCCTCCTAACCAAGGAGACTGAGCCGATTATCCGTGAGCTTTATGAAAAAGCCCATGGAATTGAAGCCATAAAAACGAGCCGCGCCCAAGCCACTAGAGAGCGTGACGAGGTACGAGGTAATTATCAAAACCTCGTCGGAGAAGTCGGTCGAATCCTCAATTACAAAAAGGGAGGCGACCTCCAATCATTTTTCGAATCCGTCCAACTCGATGACAACACCATTGCCAAGTACATCATGGAAAAAGCGCGGATCGCGGCGCTTCCGCCGGACCAACAGGCGGTGTACAATGAGTACGAAGCAAACCGTAGGCGCTTAAATGCGGTGGAGCAGCAGCTCCAAAATACCAGAGTAAGCGCCGATAACTCCGCGGTCCAAGCAAGGGTCACGGAATTAGATCAGGTACTTTCCTCTTCTGAAACGTCACCAGTTGCCAAAGCATTCGATGCCAGGAACGGCAAAGGAGCTTTCAAGCAAGCGGTGATGGAGCATGGGGCGGCAAAGTTTTACGCCACAAAGAAAGATTTGTCGGCGCCTGAGGCGGTACAAAGCTTCATAAAAATGAATGGCCTCAGCGCTCCTAAGGGCCAGCCAAAGCCCGGTGCTGACGCTACAAAACGTGTGGTCGCCCGACCGAAAGTCAAAACGATCCCGAATTACGGTGGCGGGCAAGCTTCCGTAACATCCACTAAACCAAAAAGCATTGCAGATTTAAGAAAACTATCGCGTGAAATGAGTTCAAGGTGAGCTCCTTCTCTCGTCGATAAAATTCAATATTTGGGGATCTGAAAAATGGGGACGACACGCTCATTTCAGGCAATGTTGAATCAATACTTGCCCAACGATTTGCTCCGCGAGGAGCTCGTTAAGCGGGATTGGATTCTTCAAAACGTAGAACGCGATGATTCTTGGAAAGGCGGCGACTTGGTTGTGCCCTTCCGAGGAGCGCGGGCCAGTTCGGTTTCTTTCGGCGGATTAACTGCGTCGACTGACATCGCACAGGATTTATATGTTCGTGGAACGATCAGCGGCGGTTACCCGGAAGTCTGGGGATCGATGCTCTTCAACCACAAAGATATCATCGAGCACGATAAAATTTCAGAGCAGAATTTCCTGAAACTGCTCCCTGACACCGTAGAAGACTTCATGGATTACATGAAGCAATGCGTCAGCCTTTCTTGGTTGAACGGTCCGGCCTTCGCCGCCTTGACTGTCTCCGGTACGTCCGGTGGTGTCATCGTCGTCAACCGTCCAGAGCGTTTCGAAATCGGACAAAAAGTATTTTTGTACGATTCCGCGGAAGGTCTCTCGTCTGCGTGTTACGTCGGAGCGATTCTTATCGATACGGCCACGATCACGCTTTACACGGATCGTGGATTCGGCACTGTGCAGAACGTGGCCGGATGGACGGTAGGAAATTCAGCGAAAGTTTACTTCGACGGTTCCCAGTCGAATGGTCTGACTTCTCTGAAGCTTTCTTGCTTGTCGGCGGCAAACGGCGGAACGACAGCGCTTTATGGCCAAACCAAGACGGGGTACCCGTACTTGCAGTCGATCAACGTCAACGGTGCTTCCTCGACGGCGGCGACGATCCTCGAAGACATCTTCAATGCCTACACGGTCATCAAAAACCGCGGCAAAGGAGATCCGAACAAAGTTGTGATGTCCTACCTTCGGTTAGGTTACGTCATGACTCTGCTCGAACAGCAGAAGGGCGCTTACCACATCGATCAGAAGGGAACTCGCGTTAACGTCTTCGGATGGACCGAGATCACGATCTTCGGTGTGAAAGGCCGCCTCGATGTAATCGGTATCCAGGAGATGGACGACGATTACATGTTGTTTTTAGATCTTCGCGCGATGAAGATCTTCACCAACGGCTTCTTCCGGAAACGGATCAACCCGGATGGTCGAGAGTACTTCGAAATCCGTAACACTACGGGTTACCAGTACGTGATCGATCTGTGTATGTTCGGAGATATAGTTTTACTCCGTCCTTCGTACTGCGGAATTCTTTACGGCTTACTCTAAAAAGTAGCTACCAATCGACGGGGAGTGCCGCCACCCTGGCCCTCCTCGTCGATAAATTTTTTAGGGTGAAGGGGAAGCCAATGAAAAATATTTTTCTCTCTGTCTTGTTTTTACTCTTTTCGGTGAGTGCCTTCGGCATCGTGTCACCTACTTTAAATACCGCACAGCCTCGCTTGTCGCCGGATCCTGACTTTAAATATGCTTTCGACAATCTTCAGGGCGTTCCGGCCGCGAGAAAATATAAATTGGGAACGGTTCTCTGGCAGGCGCACAACACTGCGGTCTGCGTTTACGATTTTGCAACGCAGGGCGGAGCAATCGGAAACATCAATCTTCTAAACGAAGATTTAAAGACGCCTTGCACGCTCCCTGGAAAAGCCGTCGTAAGAAACGGTTTCATCGATACCAACACCGCGGTGACTTCAGGTGGCTCCGCCACCATTTCGTTGTCGACGGGCCAAGCCGCTGCCGACTTACTCGCTGCAACTGGAAAAGCTTCTTTCTCGACGGGAGAGCTGGCAATTATTCCGGTGGTCGGAACGGTGTCGACTTACATCAAACTCACTACGGCCAATTCAATTGTGAGCGGCGTTAACTTAAACCCCTACCAAGTCTACGCAACGGTGGCAGTGGCGGCGTTAACCGCGGGACATTTCCGGTTGTTTATCGACTACGCGCGAGGCGAATAACTAATGAACGTTTACGGCGAACTAACGAGAGCTCAGTTAGAAAACCTAGCCGCGGACCCCACGCTGGCGACAGTCACGAAGGGGCGGCTTTGGTATCGGACTGACTTGACGGCGCCGAAAATAGATCTGGGCGGGAGTGCGGACACTCTCGCCCTTTTGTCTTTAGCTCAGACGCTTTTGAATAAGACGATCGACACCGGCCCTTCGGCCGTGAATCCGAATATCTTCAAGTCGACCGGCGCAACGGCTCTTCAGGTGCCGGTGGCTGACGGTTCGGGCAACGTATCATGGGCAACTCAATCGTCAGCTCCTGACTCGAGTACATTTTTCGAAAATGGAAGTATCTCAGCCTCGGTTTCAGCCGGTGCCTTAACAATCAATCTGATGACCAAGGCTGGTTCTACTCCCTCGGGCGGAAGTCCGGTAAGCGTCGGCATGAGAAATGCGACGGCAGCCACAGGGACGTATAATTTCCGTACTGTAACTTCCGCCCTCTCTTTGGTTGTCCCTTCTGGTACCACGTTAGGAACCGCAAGCGCTGTTACGACTTACCTTTACATCTATTTAATGGACAACGCTGGAACGTTGGTGCTTGCCATAAGTGGATCTGCCTTTGATGAAGGATCTCTTCAATCGAGCACTGCGATCGCTGCGGGGGCGTCAGTGAGCACGCTTTACTCGACTGCAGGGCAGTCTAGCTTACCAATTCGTTTGATCGGTCGAATTAAAGTCAATGAGACCACAGCAGGAACTTGGGCATCAAGCCCCACAGAAATTTCGAATATACTTTTTTATCCTCCCGTGAATTACAAAGCTCCCACGCAACAAAGATTTACTTCTGGAAGTGGTACTTACACCACGCCCACATTTCCTCCGCCTCTCTATATCGAAATTGAGATGGTTGGTGGCGGCGGGGCTGGCGGTAGTTCTGGTGTCGTGACTGTTCCTGCAGGAGGCGCGGGAGGTAACAGCACCTTCGGAACTTCTCTGCTTGTCGCTAATGGTGGGGCGGGCGGTCAAACGGCACTTTCTGGCGGGACGGGCGGAGCGGGTGGAACAGCTTCGCTGGGATCAGTTTCAATTGGTATTGCAGTTAGCGGCGGCAGCGGTACGGGAAATTCAGTTGAATCTTCTGGTGCGATACCTCCGGGTGGTCCTGGAGGTAGCTCGGCGCTGGGTGGAAACGGCGGCGGCGCGGCTGCCGGTCAAACTGGTTTTAGCGGAGTCACCAATACAGGAGGCGGAGGCGGAGGCGGAGGCGGAAATACGAGCATTTACTCCGGAAATGGCGGCGGTGCGGGTGGCTACGTCAAGGCGGTTATCCCCGCCCCTGTTTCAAGTTATGCTTACGCAGTTGGCGCGGCAGGCTCTGCTGGATCTGCGGGAACGAGCGGTTCGGCAGGCGGCGCTGGTGGAAGCGGGATAATTGTTGTCACCGAATATTATCAATAAAAGGAGAGAAAAATGGCAGTCGAATCAGTTTCCGTAAATATCGTTTCTTCAGTCGACAAATTTCTCCAGATCGCAGTCGATCTAGTTGCCGCATTGAAATCAGGCAAATCTCCAGAAGCCGCGGTTGTTAGCGTTCTTCCCGAGGCGGTGACCGCTCTTTCAGGTCTTGGAGACCTAAAGACCGATATCGCGGACCGCAAAGATTTAGAGACGACTGTGGCCCTTAAATTGGCTGCAATCATCGACGTTCTCGTTCCCTAACAAGGAGAAACCCAATGCCCGTTTGGTTGCTTAATATCGTAGCCGGACTTGCAACGCCTGCTTTGAAGATTCTCTTGAAGGCGGTGTTACGGGGCCTTGAGTCAAAGTATCCAGGGCTCGCGCCTTTTGTAGACGCAGTCATTGGGTTTTTGGAGAACGGAGGCAACGCCGCAACGCTTCATCTTCATTGCCAGCGGCTTCCTGACTT